TCCTGTGTTGTCATTTTTTCATAAGAACTCCAATCCACAGTGGTGTTAGACTTTACGCCAGGTCCTTCCAGATAGTGATATATCTTAACTACGTCACCATCGTCTTCTTTAACATTCTCTACGCTGTATTTTCCGTCACTGGATCTCACAATCCCAGACATCTGATCTTGAAATCGTTCTTGTTCTTTGCGTTTTGTTTCATATTCTTCAGCAGCAGGATGTGTTTGCCCTGTAATAGCTTTCCAGGTTTTTCTAGCTTCTTCGCCTTTGGGGGTGTCCTCAAAACCAATATTGTGTAGAATTTCCAGATATCTCTTTCTGACTTCTCGGTCTTCACCAAAGGTTTTTCTGTAGCTGTTTGGACTAGTACCGCTGGTAGAACCCATAACTGACATCCCAGCGCCTGCTAGATACAGATCCCACATCAGTTTAAGCACCTGATCAGCGTTCTGTTTGGAATCCAATGTTTGACGAAACCAGCTGACTTTTTCTGGCTTCATGGGATATTTGCTGGGCTTGCTGATTAATTCAAAAGCAGCATCTTTCATTGCTTGTAAGTCGGTGATGCTTTCCAGGTTTTTAATATCATCAGGAGTAAAGTTTGCGTCTGTCTTTGACAGTTTTGCTTCGCTTAACTGTATCAGTCCAGCATTTTCCATAATAGATACGCTTCGATAATCCAAAGACAAAACAATGCCGTCTGCTAAAACTTCAGCCACTGTGGTTTCAATCAGCAGTTCCTGGTTGATTTCAAAGCCCACAGTATCACCCACTGATGGTCGATACTGATGTTGTTCGGCTTCTGTTAGGTATTGTGCAAAAGTTTTCATTGCTTTTCCTTTATGTTAGTCTTGGACTTCTGTTGCACGCACAATTTTGCCATTCTTTACTTTGGGTAAGTGTTTGTCTTTTACAATACTCTTGGCATGTTTTGCGTCAGTGACATTTTTGATTACATGTGTTTTTGAAGCAATACCTTTACCGCTGGGATCATCATAGCTGACTTGAACTTTGAAAGTTTTTTCGCCTTTGCTTTCGTTCATAAATTTATTACGCAAATTCTGAGCCAACTGGTCAACTGACTCGTCCACCATGCTCATGCTGTTATCTCTTGCAGCATGTGGGTTGTATTGACCGTGTGGAGCATTGGGCCCACCAGCCATGTCTACCATCTGAATCTTCGCATCCAGTGTCTTGGGGTTGGGCTGATTGGCTAGTTCTTCTTCAACACTTACTGTGGGCATTGGTGCAACAGCGATGCCAGACATAGTGAGGATTTTCATTAACTCTTCTGCGCCTTCGCCATCAGCAGTGATGGTCACAGTCTTGGTGCCAGTTTTGCTATCCACGTTAGTTGTAACGTTCATGCCGCTGGATTGATTTACTGGAGCGTTCATTGGACCCCAGCATTCCATCATACGTTTCATCGAAGCCAGTTCTGATTCGTAGATATCTTCATCGACTCCTTCAAGTTCTCTCACACCCAGCATTTCTGCATCGTTCTTTTCCAACCACTGATTGAGATCATCAGCATCTTTGAACGTTTTGCGCCACTGCTTACTATCCATTCCTTTGACACCATATGCTTCGATGGTGTGCTTGGCTTTGCCTTCTTCCATTTCTTCTTTGTCTTCTTCGCCCTGAATTTTCCAAGCAGTGGCATAAGCCTTGCCGGGCTCGCCCGGATATTCTTTCTTCAACTTGCTCATCAACCCAGGATGTTCTTTTTTAAATCCAGGAGGGGTTACTTCATCCAGGATCTCTTCTTCTAAACCTACCCCTTCACATACGCAGGGTGAACTGCCGCAGTCTTCGCACATGGCTGCTTCGTACATGTCTTCAATGTCCTGACCCTGCTCTTCAGCTGCCTTTTGCATGCAAGCATCGCAGAAATCACTTGCGGGGTTTAGGTGGGTGTTTGTTTGCTGGCAACTTGCACAAGTACCCATTTTACCTGTTTCTGCCTCTGCAACCATTTTAGCTAGCTTTTCAATTAATGGTTTAAAATCCATATGTTTATTCCTTATCGTTTGATATCTTTAACTGAAGGCAGCTTGGGTTTATGACTACCCACGGGACTCTTTGTGCCTGCCTTTAAATCATTTGTGGTTTCTGCTGGTTTAGCTCCGCCTTTGATTTTTACTTGACCGGTACCGGTTACGCTGTTCTTGACCAGCTTGGCGTTATAATTATCACCATACGGATGATCTACTTTGACTTTTTCATAGTCTTTTAGTAACAGTGGTTTTTCACCAGTATTGGTTTTGATAGCTTCTGCTTCAGCAGCAATATCCTCAGCAAATGCCAAATTTTCCACAGCCACAGTGGCTTTGTCCACACTGTGATCAGTTAAACTCTTGCGAATCTGAGTAGAAGTTGCAGGGTATTCACATACTACATCAATGGTATAAATTTCTGGGTTCTGAAGATCTGGAAAAAACGGATGTGAACGTTCAATCATGTGACTTTTGGCATCTGATACGGATTTAACACTGTACCCAGCCAAAGCTGTTTTGATTGTTTTTCCAATTCCAGCTTCGGGTTTGCCCGCAAACACGACACGGAAGCTATAATCCTGTTTGCTTTCTGTTAGATATTGCAAAAAACTTTTCATATTTACGGTATCCTATAAAATTTATTTAGCTGGATTGACGTTTTTCTTTAGTATCTCAGCAATTAACGAGTTACGATCAATCACAGTGGCTGACCCAGGAATCACATTAACATCATTGTTGCTGTCTTTGGCTTTCAGATCCAGGCTAGCTTTTTTCAACTGAAGCTCAATCATTTTGAGCTTTTTCTCAATTTTGTTTTTCTTAGCAGTCAGAGCATGACCCAGCAGATTACTGGCTGCTCCAAATATCTCAGCGGCGTGGCGAGTTTCCACGTTCATTCCCAGTTCCATGAGGTTCTGATAGCCCTCTGTGGCCATTTTGGCCAGTTCATCCATTTCCTGCTCACTGGCTTCTAATCCCACCACCTGGGGCAGAGCTTCGTTAATCTTGTCGATATCAGCCACTGTCTTGGTTAATTCTTCTAACATAGTACTGGGCGTCTCAACATCTTCTGGTTCTGTTTTTGCCTTAACCGGTTCCAGATTGAAAATCTTTTCTAAATTAGTATTCATTGTGGTTGCCCCATCCTGAACAATTCATTTTCTGTGAGCACACGAAACTTAAATCCCTGCTTTTCACAATAAGCCTGTGCAGCGGCCCATTTAGCCAAGTTTCTCAAACTAACCAATGCATCTCTCTGACTGCGAGTTTTCTTTTGTCCGGTTTCTTTGTAGGGTTTGATTTCCACAATTTCCACATGCTGGTTACCATCACGATCCAGGTATGTTATGAAAAAATCCGGAACATACTGTGTAACTCTTTTACGAAACGGACACATATAGGGAATAGCAATGGCTTCGCTGGCCCAGCTGATCACACTGGGATGGTTGTCACAGAAGTTGCAAAACACCAACTCCCAACTGCTGCGAAACATTGGGTTTCTTTTGCCCACGTATTTGGCTGGATTCTTGGGTATGAATTTACCCTGTGCGAATTTAGGCATATTAAGCTCTGATTTCTCTGAGCACACTGATTGGTGTGTTTAAATTAAGAGTCACTCCCAATTTGGCGTTGCTCACACGATTTTCATTTAGGTAGGCTGCTAACCAAACATCCTGTTCATAACTGTCACCTTGCTGACGCATCAGATCAGCAAATTGCGCAACAGTGAGATTCAAACTTTTTGCCACCAAGGCAAAAGCTGCAATATATTCTTTCTGAAGCTCAGGATCAGACACTCTGGTCTGAACTAAACTCTTGAGATTGTCGTATTGAGTTGCCTCAATGGAAACATCAATAGGACCCATTTGCCCCTGGCTATTAAAATAATTGTTTCTCATATCTGATATTTATGAGTTATTTGCTGGGTTTTTTCAGTTTATTGCCCAGAGTTCTCAGAGCAGTAACCGCACCACCAGCATTGGGCACATTGATGCTGCTGGGCGAAACATTAAAGTAACTCTGAGCACTGTTTGCAGCAGCGTTGATAATCTTAGAACCGGTGCCAGTACCAGTAAAATTGGCGTTGATGCCCGGCACTGATGTGCCTTTCCAGGTAGCCACATCCCTCACTGTGTTAAAAATGCCCTGCGGGGTGGCTAATCTTCGAGCGGTTGCTGCTGGATTAGTTATTAAATCAATACCAGTGTTAACCAAACGTTGTTGTGCATTGGGCAGCGGAGATTTTGATTTGTCATACCAACGTTTATTGATGTCGCTCCAGCTGGCAATTTCTGAATTTGATTCATCCAATTTACCAGTGGCATAAAATAACGTTTCATAACTGATTCCCATGCTGTTTACCGCGGGGTCTCCACTGGAGTAATCCAGTGTGTCTTGCTCCCAGCTGGTAATTACTGGATTTACCAAAGTATATTCGGTATAATGAGGATATTCTTTTTCATCACCAGATCCCGAAGGACGACTAAAGTGATATATTTTAATGGACTTCAAAAACGGACTAACTCTGTCCAAGTATCCGTCTACCCCACGACCACCAGTGGATGCGTTCACTGTGTCCAATCCATAGTGATGCGTATCCAGTGCTGGATTTCCATAAAGTGTAAGACTATTGATAACATCAGGAGAATTTTGTGTATCGTATCCCCAGTATTCTTGAGAAACCGATACTCCCTGACCACTCATTTTACCATAATCACGATAACGACTGTCCTGCACATGATACAGGTAATATGCATCCCAAAATGCTCTGGTATAGCCCGACGCATCATCATGGAAATCAATGCTAATGTCATCGTAATTGACTTTGTTGATGGAAATAACCTGTTTGTTGTAATGATTATGCTTCTTGGTGTCCATCTTGATGCCAGGAAGTTTCACAGTTTTAGCCAACACACTCAGAAAACCCACATCTTGTGTAGTGTTGTCAGTGGCCACACTGTATCTGTGATTTCCGCCAGGATTGGTCTCAGCTTGAATGGTTTCATAAAGAGCACGAGCCTCTGGCGTTAGTTCAAAATGAACATGCCACCATCTCTTGGTCTTAGGTAGAAGTGCGTAATTGTCAGAGACAAAGGTCCGGGACGCATGTGAATAGTCCCGGACCGTGTCGCTGGTGCCATTAAGTCCACGAAGAACTGTGCCCAATGATCCTGCGAAGCTCATGAAGTTATTATCCTGTGATTACGCTACCCAATGTTCTGTTGACAGCAGCACCAATACCACTACCGTCGGGTTTCTGCACAGCGTTATCAAATGCAATACTCAGCGCAATCTGTGCTGGAGAACTTTCGCCGTAGTTTAGGTCACCATAGTTTACGTCTTTAACATAGCAGCCATACAGTTCCCAACTTTCCAACACAGTGGCAGCATTGGCGCCGTTGCCACCGTCCAGCAGTTCACAATTCATCTGGAACTTGTAATCAATGCCACTACGGGCGCTGCTCTGTTCCATGAAATCAAACTGCTTCTGAATCTGCTCACCAACCAGTTTACTCACCTGACCAGTTGCATCATCACGCAGATTAACTGTGGTGTCGCCCCAGGCAGGCTTGCCAGCATACTTGATTCTGCTGTTGTAGATTTCAATAATCTGTTCATCAAACGTGATCTGAGGACGAGCAAAATCCACCACCTGCTTGGTTAATTCAGTTGTGGATCCACTTACACCAAAGTTCAAAAATATGATGCGAAAACGATACTTCAGCTTGGGCATCAGCAAGCCTTGCGCTGCTGTATCTCCACCAAGCGGGACAGTAAATTTTGTCAAACTTGCGATTGCCATTTTTAAAATCTCCTAACAAATGTTTACATTTGCTCTAAAAATATTTATGCCATTTAGCCCCAAAATCAGCTCAGAACTCTGAATTTTGAGTGTGACTTTTTCAGTGACAGTTTATTGCGTATTTTTGTCGCTGTGTATAAATAGTTTGTGAAGGAGATAACAACATGCCTATTTCTTGCGCAGTGTGTGGAGAAACATTTGATCAAATAATCGATTGGAAACATTTACAAAAGCATAAAATGTCTGTAAAGAAATATCAGGAACTGTATGGAGCAAATACTGCACAAGATTTTGATTGGGCTGAGTTTATTAAATCAAAAAATCAACATCGAAAGGGAGTTAAGTTATCAGATGAGCATCGCACGAAACTCAAACAATCGTTTCAACTACGTGAAGAAAAATATCGATCAGGCGAGCTAACAAGACCCATTCATTCTGTGTCGGAAGAAAATCGACAGTTACATAGCAAAAGAATGATTGAATTTGCCAAACAAAATCCAGAAATTGTTTCAGAGAGAGTTAAAAAAGCTCAAGCAACACGAAAGGCTGGTGGATCTGGGAATAGGGCTGGCGCAAAACTCAAAGAAGAAACCAAACAGCAAATTAGCAAATCGTTGCTGATTGCAGGAGCAATTAAACAACAACAAACTTTAGACAAATATCGAGAGATAGCCAAAGATCAAAATATCATTATATCCAACAGAGACAAAACCACATTATTCTTAGAATGCAATAGTTGTAATACTCATTTTAGTCGATCTTTGCAGTTACTACAACCTAACAAATTTCAGGAAAAATTATGTCCAGTATGTTTTCCCAAACTACAAGGCCCAACGAGCAAAGCAGAAACAGAAATTGTTGATTTTTTAAATGAAATTGGTGTTAATAATATAGTGACTAGATGCAGAGACATTATAACTCCCAGAGAGTTAGACATATTTTTGCCAGATCATAATTTAGCCATTGAATACAGTGGAATATATTGGCACAGTGAACTGTCTGGCAACAAAGGTCAATTTTATCATCAAGAAAAATGGCAGAATTGTCGCAATCAAAATATTCAATTATTAACTATTTTCGATGACGAATGGGCCGCAAACGCACCTTTAATCAAATCAATGATTAAAAACAAGATTAACAAAAACATTCAGAATAAAATTTTCGCACGTCAATGTCAAATTTCTGTAATAGAAAGTAAAAAGTCAGCTGTTTTTTTGAATCAAAATCACATACATGGTGCTGCTGCGGCTCAACTACATTTAGGGTTGTATTATAACGATCATCTAGTTTATGTGATGACTTTTACTAAAAATAACATTAGCAGACGAAATACACAAACTTGGGAAATTCAAAGAATGGCTGGTTCTATTGACACTTTAGTAATTGGCGCAGCAAGTAAATTGTTTTCATACTTTGTTAAAAATTACAACCCAGGCGAAGTTATAAGCTATGCTGACTTGAGATGGTTTACTGGTGAGAGTTATCGACATTTGGGGTTTAAATTTGTTTCAAACAGCAAACCCGGCTATTGGTATACTGACAAAAATTACACAACTCGAAAGCACAGATATTCATTGAGAAAAAATGTAAATGACAATACCAGTTTAACTGAATGGAAAAACAGACAAGAGCAAGGATGGGATCGAATTTGGGACTGCGGTCATGCCAAATGGACATGGACAAAAGAAAACGGGCAAGATTAACTTGCCCGTTTTCATCTGTTAGTTAGTTGTTATAGACCAG